AGGCAGCAGGTAACAACACGGACCCCCCGACGAAGAAGCCTTGGGGACCTATATTCGTTCACTCAAGTCCATTCGACTCGAACGATTTGCCAAACTCAAATCTCAATAAATCTTTCAACGCTTTTGCGCTTCACTATCCTGACCACTCGACGACAACTCTAAACTTTTCCGTGAGAGACAACGAGGGAACGCCCGACTCTACCACGAATGGGATATTGGACGCCGATAGGTTCTGTAACAACCTATTCACTTTAGAAAATGTCAAGGTGTTGACCGGTAGCAGCGGAATCATCGAGTGGGGCTCTGCCGAGTATGTTCGTCACGGCTTCGTCGCGGTCGATGATGATGCAAAGACACGAGGGATCAACGTCTCTGATCTTCTATTGAAGAAAAACAGAGACTATCTAAGCTTTAATGTGATGTTCCAAGGAGGATTCGACGGGATCAACATCTTCGACTCTGATGAAGCTGCCATCAATGACGTCGCCGTCAGAGGAGACATGGAGGACATTGCACGAGGCGGATTGAACGGTTCAGCCGTGGTCTCTCACAGAAAAGCGATAGACATCATCAAGAACACAGTCAATGCGGACATCGGCGTCATGGCCATCCCTGGAATAAGAGAACGCGTGATCACTGACGTCGCCGTGCAGGCGGCGGAAGAAAGAATGGACACTCTCTATATCATGGACATAGAACAGTACGATTCAGGCTCAAATCCCATGTCCATGTCGGCTCTAGGCAAGTCCAACGCACCCTCAACGTCATTGACCATTGCGGCTCTTAAAGAACGCGGCGTGAACTCATCCTATGCAGCCGCATACTACCCCGACGTGATAATAACCCCTGATCAATTGCCTGATCAGGAGATAATCGTCCCACCCTCCGTGGCCGTCCTCGGCGCCATCTCACTCAATGACTCTGTCGGAGCTCCATGGTTCGCTCCCGCCGGCATGACCCGAGGCCGTCTCACAACGGCCTTACAACCTGTGATCAACTTCGACGAACCCACGATCGATAACCTGTACATCAACAACATAAATCCACTCTACGCGACGACAAACATAAAACAACTATCCCCAGCCCAAACGTCAGGCGTCGTCATCTGGGGTCAAAAGACGCTGCTGCTATCGACAGAATCTTCTCTAGGCAGAATAGCCGTCCGCAGGCTTCTCATCGACGTACGCAAGGCCGTCAGACAAATCGCGCTACAATTCCTCTTTGAACCAAACGTAGAGAGAGTGTCAACCGTCTTCGCCTCACAGATCACAGAATACCTGTCGTCCGTCCGCGCCCGCAACGGCCTCCAATCCTTCAAGGTGAACATAGAATCACCCCTAAAATCTAGACAAAACGTCGAAAACAACTTGCTCAAGGGCAAAATCTACCTCCAACCCCCAAAGACCCTTGAATTCGTCTCACTGGATTTCATCATCTCGAACGGTCTACAGTCCGAGATTTGAAATATTTTTTGTTATATCATCTTTTGTGAATAATTATGTTAGTTCCAATAGCAGGAGAATTCTACAATGGCCGAAACTCTTGACGTCACGTCAATGATTCCAAACAAGTTTGAACCAAAGCGTAAGAACCGCTGGGTCCTCATGATTGAAGGCATCGACGCCTACATCATCAAGACAGCGGCTCGTCCACAAATCACGACAGAAGAAGTCCCAGTCCCGTTCATCAACTCAACCCGCTACCTCGCAGGCAAAACGACGTTCAGCACCATGGGCGTCACCCTCCACGACCCAATCGCTCCATCAGGCGCGCAACAGGTCATGGAATGGATCCGCCTCCACTTCGAATCGGTCAGCGGCCGCGCGGGCTACGCCGACTTCTACAAGCGTGACATCCAACTCAAGATGCTCGACCCCGTCGGCACCGTCATCGAACTCTGGGACATCAAAGGCGCATTCATCACGGATGCTAACTTCAACGAGGTCACCTACGAGGACGGAAACCCAACGGAAATATCACTAACTCTCCGTTTCGACAATTGCGTGCTGCAGTTCTAGAAAAAGTCTTATACCAAATCATAAAGTGATGTATAATTACCTCTGTGGCGTCAAGCTGCAGAGGTTTTATGCTTAAATGTCCCCAATGCGACTTTCAAATTGAAAGCATCAATTCCCTTAGAATTCATGCTTCAAAAAAACATGATATTTCAAGCGAAGATTTATACATTCAAGTTGTGCTAAAAGGAATTAAACCAACGTGCGAATGTGGGTGTGGTTCCGATACAAAATTTAACGGATTGGTGAATGGATACTCTAAGTTTGTATGGGGTCATGCTTCGAAAGTGAACAATAATTGGGGTCACAACAAAGAAGCCTTCAAGAAAAGTCTCACAACCAGAAGAAAAATGTGGGAAAATGGTGAAATTCAAGGATGGTGTAAGGGATTAACGAAGGACGATCCAAGAATAGCATCAATCATTGAAAAGATGAATACTCCTGAAAGATCTGAAAAAATATCCAGATCTTTAACAGGAAAATCAAAATCAGAATCTCATAAACAAAAAATCTCAGAGCATATGAAATCTTATTGGGGCAAAGAAACCAATCGAGAACGTCAAAGCTTGGAGCAAGCTGAGAGAGTAAAAAATGGATTGCTGACTAAATGCACTCGCGTTCATGGATATTTCAATAACTCTAAGAAATCATCTAAGCCTAATGTTTATTACAGGTCATTATTCGAATTAAATGCGATTCTACATTTAGAATCAAACGAAGATGTTATTTCTTATACGTTTGAACCTTACAACATCGAATATTCATTTGAAGGAAAAATTAGACATTACATCATTGATTGTTTAATAGAGTATAAAGACGGAACAAAACGTATTGTAGAATTTAAACCAAATTGCCATGTTACTCATGACAAAAATGTCGCCAAATTTCAATCTGCTCAAAAATTTGCAACCGAAAATGGTTTCATATTTGAAATATGGACAGAAAAATCTCATAGATTTTTGTCAAGCTAACATGACGTTCAAAATACTTTGATTTTCAACTACGTAGCGTGGTCAAATTTTTCTCACGTTCTTTATTTACGCGTAAGAAGCTGTGTTTAGTATATAATAAGCTTCTTTTTATAAAAGGAATAATAGATGAGCACAGAAGAACGTGAGCAACGAAACGCAGTTTTTTCAGGGGCTTCGGTCCCAGCTGGTGTGGATCCCCGCATGCCGTCGCAGACGGCCGCAGAAAAGCTGAAGGCAGAGTTTGGTTTGGACATCCCGACCGAACTGGTTCCTCTGCCCAGCGCTGGAAAGATCTATCCTGTTGGATCATCGCTGCATGATCAGGACGTCGTTGAGATCAGGCCGATGACGGCTCGTGAGGAGGACATTCTCACCTCGCGCGCTCTCATCAAGAAGGGCACTGTCATATCTGAGCTCATCAAGGCGTGTTTGATCGATCGTTCAGTCAATCCTCAAGATCTTCTCGTTGGCGATCGAAATGCTCTCATGGTCGCGGTTCGCATCACGGGATATGGTCCTGAGTACAACACGGAGATGGAGTGCAATGAGTGTGAGGCGAAGGGTCAGCATTCTTTCAATCTGACCGAGCTTCCGATCAAACGGCTTGAGATCGATCCTGTCATGAAGGGAACGAACGCGTTTGAGTTCCTGCTGCCGCGGACGAAGAAGAAGGTGGTTTTCAAGTTCCCAACGGGTCGTGACGAGGAAGAGATCTTGCACATGGCAGAGAAGCAGAAGAAGTTGGGTCTTCAGTCGGACTCCACAGTGACGACCTCATTGCAGCAGGCGATCATTTCGATCGATGGTATTGAGGATCGATTCAAGATACAGAACTTCATCAAGCTGATGCCTGCATCGGACTCCTTGGCTCTCAGGAATTACATCAGAGACAATGAGCCTGGTGTCACCATGAAGCAAGAGACGTCGTGTCCATCTTGTGGTCACGAAGAGGAGGTGAACATGCCCCTCGGAGTCTCGTTTCTTTGGCCTGCAGCCGCAAGATAGAGAAGCGTTGGTCCTTGAGCCAGCGTTCCTAT